AAAATCTTCAAGCATTGCCATATATTTGCGATCATCACGAATTTCTCCAGTGTTGGCATCATATACAAGTTTATTTCTGTAACGATTCATTACGTCACGCAAATATTGCTCTGCTTTGACTTTAGGAAGATTTCCTACATCAATGTAAAAAATTCTTCTCTCTGGGGCACGAGATAATCTATAAATGACAAGACTATCCTCAATCATTCTCAATTGATTGAGAGATTTAATTGCTTTGTGTAAAAATGAAAGTACAGTTTGTTTATTACGATCAACTAATCCAGAAGTTACATAAACAATCGAATCTTTTGCAATTTTTACACTATTAACATCTGATGTTTTGTAAGTTGCATTTTGCGAAGAACCTACATTTGGATCATAAAGATAATATTCTTCTAATTCTTGATTTGAAAAATCAATTTTATTTTTACCGTTTACAATTTGACGATATTCTGTCCCAAAAGCATCTTTATTATCTCTTTTTAATTTTCTTACATATTTAATTTTGAGAGCATCAATGTATCTAATTTCTTTAATACCTTCATTTGGTTTTTTCAAATCAATTACTTTATGGTAATAAATTCTTCCATCAATATACCAATTTCTAAAGATTTCATGGCACTTTTTATCAAAGTCCATAATCTCTTTAATATACTTAAATTCTTCTCTGATAATATCTTTCAATTTATCAGATGCTGGAAGATTTGAAAGTTCTATTTCTACTGGAGAATCATTTAGGTCAGATACTATTGCTTCATTTACGATATCTTCAATCGCACTATCGCACTCTGGATGCAAAGACATCTCACGATATCTTCTGATTAAATCTGCCTCAGTTTTATAAACACCTTCAATATCTACATATTGTCCGTAAAAACCACTAGAGATATAAAAGTCGGATTTATCTTCCTCATTACGAGGAATGGGAGACACAATTCCTTTGGAATTATTGTCCCCCGTATCTTTTATTTTAAATCCAAATAATTTTGCCATAGTAATGATTAAGTCTTATATTCTATTTAGACTTATCAGAAAACACCTTTGCTTACTGTGGTAGTAGTAAATTCTTCTTCATCTCCTGATCCAAGAATACTACCTTGGGATTCTCCGTCTTTATAACCAATGGCATCCCACCACTGAACCTGTAGATCTACAGTAAATTCTTCAATTGTATCAGTTGAGTCATAAGATAAATCAATTGCACTAATTGAAGTTGGGAATGTTCCATAAAATTCATATGTCTTTAAATACGGAATTTTGTTAGTACTAGTCATATCTTTTCCGACTATTGCTCTTCCAAGTTGATGAACTGTCATAGTTGTTTGATACTCAACTGGATTAGTTTGTCCAGAATTATCTTCATGTTTATTGATAAAATTCATCCATCTTTCAAATGCATTTCTAATTACAAAGTCAGTGTCATTAATTACTGTAATAGTCCAAGGATCAAACGTTCTGTCTCCTGCGATTTTAAGATTTCTTCCTCTAAATGGAATGTCAATTACACTTAAAGTTGATGCTGGCAAATTTGCTGCTTTTACGAGAAATCTAGTTTTTTCTTGTAATGCATTTTTATCAGTACCAGTGGGAAGAGCAGCATCTGGAAAATTAATTACACATTCAAAAAGATTTTGTCTTGCTCCACCACCAGTCAGTCTGCTCTTAAAATCATTTAAAGTTCTTACTGATGGAAAAATTGTGTCTTGGTTTGCCATTGGGTTTTACCTCGTTTAATTAAACAGTACCGACGATTTCTTCAAAGCTAACCCCAGTGCGAGTAGCAACAAAAGTCAATCCAATGAAGTTAATGCTTCTTGCTGGTTTGACATAAATGTCAGCTTTAAACTGATTGGAGTCAATAATGTCTGGAGTATTATTAGTTTCATCGCAAACTACAACAAAGTCAGTAATACCTCTTTTTGCTTTTACATCACGGAGATAGGGTTCAACAATATTAATAAAGTTTGCTCTGGTAATTAAATCATTGAATTCAAAGAGTTGTGCTCTTGCTGCTCTCTCAATTGCTCTTTCAATAGTTAAGAACAAACGACGAACATTAATTCTATCAAATGCTGAAACATATGAGAGTGCAGTTTTATCACCAAAAAGAATAATTCCAGATCCCTGAGAGAATATAATTGGATTTACTCTTCTTGTGTATAATCTGTCTCTTTGTTCTTGTGATGGATTGTAAGCAAGTTTAGTTGCATTGTTAATTGTCCCTCTACTTGATCCGGCAGGTGAGTACCAAGGGAACGAATTATTGGCAGTTCTTGCCATTAAACCGGCAATATCAGCATTACAGGGGATATATCTAAATGTATTATTGAATCTATCATAAGTGTATTTGTATCCACTATCAAATACAGCATAAGATGATGATGTTAGTGGATCAAAAAATTCAATAATATTATTAGTTTGTGTTTCTGAGTTTGAAACATTTACCACACCAGATCTATGTGGAGATATTACAGCAATACAATCTTTACGTAAATCTGCAATTGCAATTAATTCATTTGCTTTTGCTTGAGATTCATAAATTGTAGATCCACCAGAAGGACCACTAATTAAATAATCAATAGAGTATTCTGCTGGGTTTGTATAATTTCTATAAGCAGAAATTACATCAGATAATCCTACAGAATATCCACCAACACTAGATATACCAGAGTAATCTTTACCACCAGATAATGTATAGGTTTGTGCCCCAATACAATTGAATGTGTTTCCTTGTGCTTCTAATCCCCAAGTAGTATCAGATGCAGCACCATATCCAGATAAAGTAGAAAACTTAGTTTTAATACCAGTTGTTGCAATACCTGCAAAAATATATTGCGATTGATCTTTAATTATATTTTTGTAATAAATTGCTTGATTTGGGGAAATCTTTCCATCAGATGCTTTAGATAGTTTTGAATATTTTTCTACAATATTTCCAACTACTCCAGTAACTGCTCCTGTATCATCAACTACTACAATGTTAACTTCATCGTTTTTTGCACTTCTTTCTGATGCATACTGAGAAGTTGCTGGTTTTGGTGCAATATTTTTCCAATAAACAGTTGAATTTGTCAATCCAAGAGTTTGTTGATCATACCAATCCAGAGGTGTAGATATTGAAGTAGTTGTATTAAACACACCAATTGTAGTGGTTCCTGAGGCAACTGGTGAGTTAGATGCTAGAATCAAAGTATCTTGTTGGAATCCATTAACATTGGTTGTTCCAAAACCAACAATTGAAGTTAATGGTACTAATGCCCCATTGTCTGAAACTGATCTTATGACCTGTGAAGAAACATATCCTGCACTTGCGAATGGTGTTGCTCCAGTAACAGAAGGACCAGGAAGAACAATAGAAGATCCTGTGGCAACAACGACAGAAAGATCGGATACTGTTGATGATTTGACTCTAACAAGTGTTCCAGTTGAATTAATACCTACAGAATCTGAAGATTTAAACTCGTATGTACCACCTTGTTGATATGAAACTTCACTATCAACTCCTCCAACATTTTTGCTGAGAACTTTAACATCTACTGAACCAGAATTAACTTGTGTGATAATTCCTTTCAATACTCCTGTTTCAGAAGTAGTTGTTCCGATACCACCAGCAGTTCTTGTATATGAAGCACTAATACCATAACCAACAGAAAGACCATTAGTATTGATTGCGATTCTCTGGTCTGCGAGACCATCAATTACACATACTTTTAAATTATTTGCCCAAGATCCTGGATTTCTTGATGCCCAATACCAATTTGTATCAGAAGTATGATTATTATCATAATCTTCTAAAGATTCAATTTTTAATGAAACTGATGTTGCTGCAACTCCAGAATTTGAGTTACTTAAATTTGTTCCATTGCATCTTACAACTCTTAAAATTCCACCATAAGAAAGGAAAGATGATGCACTTAACCAATATTCATATTGACTATCTGAAGAAATTGGTTTTCCGAATACATTAAGTAAATCATTTTCATTTTCAATTAAAATAGGTTGATTAACGGGACCTTTTTGGAAAGGACCAGCAATAGCACCTACCTGATTTGTTCCAGCGGTAATTCCACCAACAGTTAAGTCAACTTCCCTAATTTTGACGCCAGGTGATACTAAATTTAACGCCATTTGTTTCCCCTCGTTAAGAAGTTCATTTTGCCTAGAAATATTTATAAATTACATACTTTACAATGGGGAAACGGCCAGTGAACATTTACCAATCTGGGTATTCCCAATAAAATGTGCTTATATTTTTTTTTCTATTTTGAGTGATTCTTTTGATTGTGCATATTTTACATTCATATGAATATGCGGATGATATATCCCCTCTACCTTTACGAGTTAAATAAAAACCATCAATCAAATCTTTTATTTCTTTACAAACTCTACATTTTCTTTCTGTTAAAAATAAGTGCTCCAATTCAAACTGATCACTTATGTTCATTTATCTGTATTCCCACATATATGACCTGTCACCGTACTCATCTAAATACCATCTATCTCCATCTTGATCAACAAAACTAGATTCATCTGTCCCATCAATAATAAATCCAAAAGGTGCCATATCTTGTTCAATCTGATCCTTTTGTTCTTCATAAATTCTTTTTCGGACATCATTATCTGTCATTTCTTTGAAATAGTCTTGGACCACTAACCAAGAAAAAATAACAAGACACATTGCAAGATCATCATTGCAACCTTCTTCTGCTTCAAATGATTGATTTTTTTGAATAAAAGTAGTCAATTCACTGATGATATCATAATCTTTAATTAATAACTTATCATCTTCAATAATTGTTTTTAGATTTGAGCAACCTACTTTTTTAACTGTCTTAGACATTTTAATACCAAGTTGTGTCTTTTTGCCGGAAAATCCTTGACCAACTAATTGTCCTGCTCTTCCCCTCATAGAGCACATTAAAATATTATCATATTCTAAATCAAAATGCAAAATGCTTGATACTTGTTCTCCAATATCATTAACCTCGGTAAGAACAAATGCTTTATTATATGCTTTTGCAACTTCGTGAATGATATTTGGAAAAAGCATAGGTTTAATTTCGTTATTACGATATTTTGCAACAACTTTGTATGGAAACTGACTTATATCAAATACAATAAATGCAGAATAATCATTACTCATTCCACGAGATACATCTACAGTCATTAAATAAGTATTTTTTTCCTGAGGTTCTTCATACACATCTAAACCTTTACTTCTAGTTAATGGGTCATCATATGCCATCATTCTTAGTTTTGATGCTGTAATTAATGTATCAACAGACCCCAAAAATTCACATTCAAATTCCTGAGTGAATTGTCTTTCACTGGTATTGGCAATT